GCATATTCGCGACGCTCACCCTCCCCGCCCTTGCCGCCGGTTAGATAATTAACAAGCTCGCCTGAATAGATATTGGCCTCATTTAGAAGCTTGTTGACCGCCTCGGCATTAACTTGTTTTGAATTGCCAATTGCATTGACGATATTCGCCGCCCCCGTGGAGCCGGGAATATTCCCGAGCGCCCCCGGTAGCTCTTTGTTTTTGACCTTGATAGCGGCGTCCGTAACTTCTACAAGATGCTCCAAGGTTTTATCAAATGATGTTAGTTGCCCGCCGAGCATAGCCCGCTGTTTGTTCATGTAATTGCGGACATAAGTATTGCGGCCCTGCAGATTGTTTATATCCGCACTTGGGTCAATAATGTGGGCAGCGTCGAGAATTGCATATCCCGGCGAATTAGGCCGCGTCCATGATGGAGGAATAGATTGACGCCCCTCAAGAACGGCCCGAACCATATTACCCGTATCAGGCGGCAAGAACCTATAAAGGTCTTCACCCTGAATACCCCCTTCCGCTGCCTTTCTAAGAGCATCCATACCTAATTGAGGCTGAGCAGTCGCGCCTCCGCCGGGTTGCTGAATAGTAGCAGCCGTTAGTGACGGATTGGGCCCCCCTCGGTAGAATCCAAAATTCTTTTGCCCTGTAAGCGGATCGGACCCTATTTCTTGAAGCTTGGGTGCCTGATTAAGCTCGGGCGCAATTTGTTTGAGGATTTCAGGCTGCAGGGTTGCAGCAGCCGCCAAATCGCGATTATTGCCCACAAGCGGCATTAAGGCATTAAATGTTGCTTGCTGTTGCTGGCGCTGCTGGTCAATCTCATAAGGTCGCGGATTGACGCCGGCACCAAGCCCCGTGAAAAAATCAGAAAGGCCGCCGAATAATCCACGACCGCCCTGCGGTTCAAAGAGCCCAGGCATTATGATATAGCCTTCCCGAGCGAATTAAAGATATTACTAAAGAGTGACCCGCCAATGGAATTGCCCCCCAGATTAAGACCGCCGAGAGCCATCGCATAAGGTGATGGATTATTGACAGTATTCTGCGACCCGCTCGCCGTCCCCGAAGTCTGACCGCCCAAGCCGGCAATCGGCAGGATCATGCCTTCTTTTGTCCCGAGGTTGCTGTAGGGCAAACCGAATTGCGTCTGGGCAGCCTGTAGCTGCGCCTGTGGCGCCGCGGTGGCCAGGCCGGGAATCTGACCTAGAATTCCAGTGCCCGTGTTATAAGCACCCAGGGCGCTATTAGCCGCTGTATTGCCAGCACCAAAGACACTGGCCAAGATACCGGACATCCGGTCAGCATTGGCGTTATATTGATTGGCGATAGCGGGGGCGATTGCACCGCCGAGACCATAACCGAGTGCCCTGGAATTGGCCGGGGAAAGATCACGCCCAGCACCAGCGAATTGGCCGTTTATTTGGTCCGTAACCTGCTGCTTCTGATAGTTCAGGGCATCCTCAAACCCCGGTGTGTTCATGGGGTTGAGGTTCTTCGGATCAGTAAATGGCTGCACGCCGCTCTGATAGTTATTGAACAAGCCTTGCAGCCAACTGGGAACGCCCAGTGCCCCCGATGCGGCACCCTCTGCGGCAGGCCCGAGATTGGGAATGCTTTGCGCCGCAGTATTCAAGTTATTCACCGCGCCCGTTTGATTGGCAGTCGGCGTAGTCTTTAGCCGGTTGAGGCTGTCAATAATGCCGGATAATGCCGGCTGGGTCGGAGCCCAAGGCGCAGATTGGCTCTGCGTCTGCTGCTGCGTACCTGTCTGCTGTGAAGAAGTGGACACTTATAAAGCCCTTTCAAGCACCACGGCCTTGAGCTTGTATTCGGGAAGTACCCGAATCCAGCCTTGGCGCCCAATTATCCTTGTGCGTTTCCTGCCCTCGTTGCGGGCATATTGTTCGATTTCTTCTATCAGATGACCCCATGACCGGATGTCATGGCCGGCGCAGGCAATGATCTCGCAAGCATCACCCGCGAGGCTTGTTACACATGCGCCCTTTATTTCTTCCCCGTCCCAGGCGATCCAGAGGAGCCAGAGCCCATCAAATAGATTAGGCTCAACACAACTCCAGTCAGTATACCCCCGGTCAATTGCCCGTTTAACAGTTTCTCGTACATGAGGCCAAATGGATCGGATATGATCGGGGCCAACACAAAGCGCCTCCATCAATTAGAGGCCATAATGACCCATTGCGTGCCATCGGACTTCAGCCGCGCCCATTTACCTGCAGTGGCCGTCAGAATGGCAGTACTGGCTGTCGTACTGGCTAGGGCTACCACGTTGGTCGTGGAACTCTGTACCGCTTGCGCGGCTACCGTCTTGATATGCAAAACCCTACCTGGGTAATTGGCCGCCGACTGGAGGGTCACAACTGCCGTGGCCCCTGCATTGAAAATTAGTTCAGCGTCATTGTCGGTAAGCGTGTAATTGGTCGTTTTGGTCGTGGCCGAAGGTCTAACTTCCGGCATTCCTGAGACAGAATGCGCTCCGACCAGCCTATAAAGCCCGGTAGCTTCGCCCTTGACAAAATTGTCACCGCAAACCGTATAATCGACCGTTCCATCAGCCGTAGTTTCAGCGACAGCGTATTTAAGCACGCCATCGGTTGAAATAATCCAGTTGTTCCGAACGATGTTAGGCTCCAAAGCCGTCCCGACAATGCCACCAACGGCACCATCACTCTGCAATACGATAGCAGCATTGCCCGCAACATCATGTAGATACGGATCAATGCAAAAATTGTCCGCTACTTCGATACTCTTGACAGTCCCCGCGCCATTCACGGCGGCAAGGACAACAGCTCCGTGCCACCGGTTGCGGATATAGTTTCCTTTTACTGTGCCTCGGCTAATGGTGCGATTAGGAAGCGCGTTGATGCCAATGCCCAAATCCAATGGCGTCACAGTGGGGTTGGCAATAATATTATTAGATATTGCAAAATCAGAAACATCTGCAGTGTCCGCGTTTATCGAAATGCAGTCAACCCCGCCGTCGATAACATTATTATTGCTTATGAGCGTTCCAGGTCCGGCGTCACTAACTACAATCCCGAACAAGCCGTGATGCTTATAAACATAATTGCCGGTGATTGTTACCTTGCCGGTAGTCTGAAGAGCAAGGCAATGTCCTGTGGCGGCACCGTCACCGACGAGCTGAGAATTTCTGACCGCAATATCGCCAAGCGAAGTCAGCGCGATTGCCCCAACGTCAAAATCATCGACGCGGATGTTTTCTATAATGAAATTATTGCTGTTCGCGTCAGTGCAGATGCCGTAAATAGCGCGCGACCCCGCATGCACAAACCGAATATCATGGATATAAAGATTTTTAGTCGTCGCGGTCCCGTCGAAAATCCCAATGCAATATGGACCGCCCGCAGCCCGAGGCGCATTAAACGTGAGACCGTATATTTCCAGTGCATCGGTACCGTCAGTGTAGACCACCGGGACATTGGACGCTGCGCCGCCCCAGAGAATGGTGCCTGAACCGCCAAACCGCCGGACCGCCGCCGGTATTAAGACAGTTGACGAAAGCAGAAACGTCCCCTGGGGTATGTAAATTTCCGCAGCGCCGCTGCCAAATGCTTTTGTCAACGCATTGGTATTGTCCGTAGTACCATCGCCATTACCAGCGAAGTCAAGAATGCTTGCGGCTGGACGGTTGGACGCATATTCCAATAACTGGCGCGAAACCGAGTTTTGTTTAATAGGGTTCTTTTCGGCAGGATCAAGATAAGTCTCCTTGATCGTCACCGGATACCTTCCTCACCTACATCTGGCTCAACACCCGCCGCAAATGTCCACGTCTGACCTGCGGGAATGCGTAAAACCGCCCGGGCATAGCGCGTAGACCTGCGCTGCGGCACCATGCCAATAGCGTTAACCTCCAATTCAGTGGTCGTGCTTGTGGCAATACCTTGCTTCTCGCGGATTGTTAAGTGCCCAAAACAGTCGGTGCTATCAGTAGTCGGCCTAAAACCACGAACGAAAATCCGTCTCTGCCCATCGCCATGCTCCGCAGTTTGCAGCGTGGCCTCTAAGTTAGATCCGGTAAAGAATCCAGCCTTATGGTTCACATCCACTGCGGCAAGTTGCGGCGTGGCCGAGATGGCGATATTGTCGAGGCTGCCGATGGATAGAGTGTCGATATTGCTGACGACATACGTCCCGGATCCACCCGTGCTGGTCGAGGTTGTCCCAACTGCAGCGCCCTCCAGACTTCCTACGCCGCCCGTAGAGGCCACCCGGAACGAGCTTGAATCCAGCGAGGCCGACTTAACATAATAGGGCGTGTTCGCCGTAAGCCCGACTAACGCATTGGGGAAATAAATCCCCTGTCCCGCGGTAAGGCCATGACCCACAAGTCCAAAAATAATGGCCGATGTCGAGGTGGTTACCGAGCTTAGCGAGACCGGCGAGCCGGTGCTATAGGCCGCGTCTACCTGCTCTAGTGTCAATCCGGGCTGGGCTAGAGTGGCCAGAACCTCACCAGAATGCAGAACTAGTGACCAGCGTTCCAGGGCGTAATCATAGCACAAGATCTTGTCGAAATTCCCAGATGGGCCGCCCATGGACTTATAAGTCCAATAAACGCGCTGCTGGGCAGGATCGGCGATCCCCATTATCAATTGGAGATTGTTTATATCAACGTCAGCAAAAAACGTGCGGTCAATCTTCTCCTTGCCGATTGGCTGCGGATAGCCCCCGCCCGCCGCCATCATCTTGAAGCCTTGCGGGCTTAGAAAGAACGTGTTGCCAGCGGCCTGCACTGCAGAATAGGGGGCAAGCAAGCCATCATCTAGCGAGATACGGTCGATACCGAAGATCAAGCTCGACCCCGGCTGATAGATCATCCGCCTAATAGAGCGGTCCTGGAAGATAATACCATACTCGCCGCCCATGACACCGCGGACAATGCCACCGTCAGCCATGTCCTGATAGTTAGATTGATTGGTGATGTTATCCCAGGTCGTGGTAGCGTTCAGGCCGCTCCATTGGACTCGGTACACATTAGGAGAGGCGATCCCAGAAAGCACCAGAAAACGGTTAACCACACCTACATAATCGGCGCGGGGAGGAGAGCCAGCGAGATCGGCAAAGAGGGTGGACGACGTTAGGTCATACACCTGCACATTGTCATTGCCCTGCGTGGCAATGACAAAGTTATTGAACTGGACAAACGACCAATTGCGGTTGTTAGTCAGCGCCCCGTAAGTACTACGGCTGACATTTGTCCAAGTTTGCGTCGTATTATTGAGCAGCCAAAGAGCTGTCGACGTGCCCGCGAAGATGGCTACGCTGCCGTCATTTTTCAGCGCATAGAATATGCCACGGCAGGCTGCGGAGAGGGCGCCCGTATAAGCCGCCAAGTCTTTAAATGGCCCATAACCATCCCCGCGGGGGACGACATTAAGCACGTTCTTACTATGTTGTCCCTCAAAATCCGCTACATCCGGCCGATATTCACCGAAGGGCAGAAACATCAGGGTGTAGCACCGTAGGGACTGCGATCTACGCGGATACGCAGGTTGTTCGGCTCCCTGAAGCGCTCCATCTTGATTTCATCAAAACTTTTCTGCTTGGCGGCACCGTAATGTGCGGCCTGCTCATAGTCTTTTAGATATTCATAAACCTGCTCAAGCACGCCATTCCAATAGCAGTCCACCTGCTCTGTAAATAGCCAATTCAATTGGCTCGAGAGGGAGCTGGTCTTCTTGTAATAAAGAAGTTCCACATGCGTAGAATGGTCGGCAGGCTTGATATAAAGGCCGCCACCCTCGATAGTAAAGACCCGCGGAGCCCCGGGGGTAACATTGGTATCGCTACCCGCATATTCGGTGCTGAACAAGGCCGGCTCAACATATTCCAGGTCGACAGAAGGCTGCCCCAGCCATGTTACCCGCTGCCACCCCAAATAATCGCTCGGGAGGACCAGCAGGGTGCCGAAATCTGTTATTGTCCCGCCGCTAGTATAAGTATTGGTAAAAGTGGAATTATCGAGGTCAACGGTCGTGCTGTCTACGACAGTCAAGATCCAGCGACCGTTAGCCTCTGTCGTTCCCTCAACACCCTGGACAAGCCATTCGTCGCCCGTGGTAATGGAGCTGCTGCTGTCCACCGTTAGCCTGATTTCGCCGCTGGAATTGGCTGCAGCGCCCGAGATTGTTGCAATAGTCGCTGTGCCCTGCGGGGGATATACTATGGTTCCCTGCGCGCGGCGCTCACGAAACAGCTCTAGCGCAGCTTCGGACTCGAATAGCGTAATGCAATCGGTAATCTGGTCGGCTAAGTCGTCGCGGGCGAGATGGTCTGCTATCGCCGTCTTGAAATTGGCGTATGTGTCCAAGCTCATGCGTGAAATGAACTCATCAAAAGAGAAAGCCCATAATCGCCAGGGCCGTGTTGGTTAAATGTCAGATGCGAGCCGATCTCAGCGTTGTTCCAATGCGCTCGAGATGGCCCGGAAAGTAGCCTAGAGAGTAGGCGGGGGTCGGTTTCTATCTCGACATACGGCTCTACTGGCTCGCCCTTCTCCCGGTAAAACGGATCCCCAATCGGCGGTATTACAAACCATCGCTTATCGTTTAGCCGGATGTGGACTGTAGCCTTGCCGCGATAATCCAGTTCTTTGCGCTTGGCATTGAGCCGCTTATAGGCCGCCGGCAGCAAATCTAATACCTCCTGATCCTCCGGCATAGGATCCATTTCATAGTCCAATTTCCGCTTACTCAGTACGTCCGTGATATAAGCGTCCACCCCATCAAGGATGGTGAAATTGCAAATTGGCTCGGCTCCAACGTCCATCAGGACATCCCTTGCCATCTCCGGCGGAGGTATGCCGCGATGCTTGTTGCGCCCAGCGAGCTTGCCGCAAAGCTGATAGCCAGCGGCGAAGGGCAACACCTTGTAAGTGCGCAGCGCCACCATCCAGCGCAGCATTAGCTTCAACGATTGTTCCATCCGCTTTTCAGCGCATTCGGCCTTAAAATCGTCAGGCAAATCATAACACTGCGGGAATGCACCAGCCAAGCCATGAGCCAAACAAGCCGCCTCAATGCGGTATTCATGCCCGAGCTGCCGCGCGAGCTTATGACCAAGCCCCCATGGACAATCATTGATATTGGCAATCGCTATGTTGCCAGCCTCGATAATCCCCATGCTATCAATCTGTGCAGTTTTGTCAGAGCCGCACTTGAAAAAGGAACTGCAAGCAGAAGGATCGCAATTGTCCGCGGCAAACACCCGAAGTCTAAAGTTGGGGGCTATTTCAAATGCCGCCCCATTTTCTAGCTCGATAACCTCAAACCCCAAAGCTTCGATCTTGCGCTTGAGAAACTTACTAACGAAGCTATGAATAATAACCTTCTTGTCTTTCTTAAGCCGGCCAAGGGTTACTGGGTCGAAATGATCGGGGTGAATATGCGAGATATAGATATAATCGGCCTCTTCCGGCTTATCCCTCGCCCAATCCTCTTCGGTATAGGCGGGGTAATGTGCCCACGCCCCGTAATAGATACCGTCTATCAACCACGGATCGCAGATTAGCTTGCGGTTGCCGTCCGAAAATGAAACCGTTGCGCCACGATAAAAGTTAACGTCCAAAGCCTACTCTGCCTTGGCTTTGTGGGTCATGGCACCAAAAGACCTTATACTGTGGGTCTTGCATCTTCTTGTCCACCCAGGCCCAGAACTCCGCATCCATGTTCTTGACGGCGCCATTTACCTCGCCGCAATACTTATTAAAGAAGTCTACTACAAGGGCGTTCGGGAGCGACCACTTATGGTGAAAGTCCCCACGGTTGGGCTGCTCGCGGAGCATCTTAGCCCTGTCGGCGATGTCCTGCGCATCTTGATAGGTGCGGATGACAAGATCATCGCCTTCAAGAGCTAAATGGGTCTCGACTTCTTTTTCCATTTGTCCTATATTCACCGGATGCTTGACCGTCGCGGCTTTCTCTTGGGGGCCCTAGCCACGCCCGCGATTGTCAAATTCGACTCCCTGATGCCCGTCAGGCTCATGGAATGGCCCATTCCCAATTGGTGCCCTCCAGGATGGTTACCTTGCGATGGGCGACCCCTCCCTGGCTACAAATATAGAACACTCCGCAGCCTACTTGGGAATGTTTATGGTGGAGGAGTGCCCGATTTGCGAGCCTCCGCGCCCTTCCTCAATAATACCGACTATTTTACCTCCCTGGAATATCAGGAGATATATATAATCAGAGCTGAAGAGGTTAAGATAGAGGCTGGCACTATTTGTGCCCCCGTGGGGTCACTACACGCCCTTATCCGCCGTTACGATGCTTAGCTCATCTCCGTCACGCTGCATGCTCCGGTAGACGTGGATGTGGAGGAGAACACGAAAATTTGTCCCTGCTGCACTGTAAAGTATTCGCCGCCGCTAGTAGCAGCAGGAATGACCATACCCACGCCACCGCCTGAACTGGCGATGATGGAATCGGCAGTAGACTGATTGATAGTGCCCCAGCCGGCGAGCTGCGACATTACCCGGATTTGCTGCACTCCCGGTCCAAAGCTCGAGCTAAAACAGGTTGCAGAGTTATACTGCAAGACCTGATAGCGCACCGGCTTCGACGAGGATTGTCGAAACTGATAATTGGCCACGCTTAGAACTCCTGCAGGATGTGGGTAACTACAAGACCGGCGACACTCGATCCCCAAGTGCCGAGAACATCGCCGGCATTGAGGATAGTGCTGAACGTGGTCGGCACAACGGTAGTGACAACGTTGCCCGTGGATGTGGTAACAGCGAAGTCACCCATAGTCGCCATGGTGGAACCATTGATGCTGATATCCACCTGATTGGTTGCCGCAGTATGCGAGAGCCGTGCGTCAGTGGTAATCATCGCCTGAACGTATTTGGCCCTGGCAGGAACAACGACAAAGCAGGTCGGCGATGGCGTGGTGGATGACGTTGCCGTAAGAACACGGGTCTTGAATGGGTAATAAACAGGATAGGCCACTATTCCCTCCAGGAATATATTGTTTAAGTGGGCAGTGCTTCGCCCGGTGATTTTGTCTGTGCTTGGGGCCAATCAAAGTCCATTCGGTTGGCCCAATGACTAACATTGTATTCCATATCGTCGAGGGCGCCGATCAAATGCGCGGCCTCTTTTTGCTTGGCTTCAGCCTCCGCTTTGAGGTTGCCAATGCGTCCCTGCAATTCGAGCATTCTGGCGTGATATTTCCGCCACTGGCGTGAAGACTCCTTATAGCCATACAGCGGTGCCGGCTCTAGGATGTCCGACTCCGGTGGCACAACTAGCTCGATATTGGTCTGGGTGACGATATGATAGATAAAAAACTGCATCGCCAGCCGTTGCTGATTATATTCAGAATTGGCCGCCATATCGACGCCGTAGATACCGATGGCCTTGGGGTTTTGCTCAATCGCCAATGCCATCATGTAGGAAAGTTGTGAGGTCCACCAAAATGGACCCCACTTCTGCAGCATATGGCCGAGAGGGTACTCTCTGGCATTCGGAAAATCCGGATATGCCCTTTGCATGTAGACGATTGGCTGTTTTTTTAGATATTCCAGCCATTCCGTAAGCCCCTCTCGAACCTTTACTGTAGGATTGTGCAGTTCAAACCAGACATCGCAGCGGGCTATTCCTTTGTTGGCTGGAGAGCACGCCCATATTTCCCAAGATGGATCATATATGGGCGCCAATCCGACCGAAGAAGCGGCGCTGCCAAGGATTGCTATTTTGCGTTCCGTCTGACCATCCTGCACAATCTTCTCCGCGTTAAGTGGAAGTCGTAGTCGTGTACGCGATTGCTCCCGCGCCAATCGACTGGCCAGTCACTAGCCATGCTGAAGTCGAAATCGACATCAGATCGAGGTAGGCCCCCTGTTGGCCGAGCAAAACCTGCAGGCGAGGAACAAGCGTGTTGGTCGAGGTGCCCGTGGTGATGATAGCAACCGAACTAGACGGGCAAATAACCTGGAACGCCGTGGTGGTTGAAGTCCCCATCACGATTGACTTATAAAGACCGGCAGACGTGGGAAGCGGCATAAGAGCAACCGCACCTGTAGCCGATCCGGTGACGAGACTCACCCCGATGGGTGACAAGGTTAGAAACCCTGCTGCCGTCGAAGTGGTAATCGTCTCGAATGCCTGTTTCGCCGATATATTGCCGACATTGGTCTGGCGCATTCTGGCGTCAGACGTGGATTTGTACAAAACGGGATCCGTATTGGCGACCACCGTGGTGGTAGTCGCCGTTAGGACACTCTCGCTCTGGTCCCAGCTATAAATCGAGGACATCGGTTATCCTCCTATTAGCTGGTGGTCAGGTCGGTAACGAGACCCGAAGCCTTTTCGTTGCGGCTTTCCAGCGTGTATTCCGACAGAATCAAACGCCGCACGCTATCACCCGTTTGGGAGAGCGGGACACTGACCATGCGCCGGCCGTTAAGGAAGGCAACGGCCCACAGATCCATCTGGAACACATGCACGTCACGTTGGCGCTGGAAACGGTTCGGAATGACCCTGAGCACGCCGAAGTCCGACTCATAGGCGTCAACGCCGGCGGTGATTTTCTTCGTTGCCGCCTGCTCGATGGGCGAGCTGCGGCCGGTGAACGTCGAAAACACCTGCTTATTGAACGAGCCGGTCATGATGGTCGAGGGCTTGCCGCCCGAGACCCACACGCCCTGCAGCACGCTCTTGAGCTGCGCTTCGGTGAACGCCCGCTGCGTGCCGTTGGTGCGCACGCCAGAGCCGTCCGAGCCAGTCGGGTCAGCGCCCGTGGTGGCGCCGGTCGAAGCGCTGGTATTGGTGCGGGTCCAAGAAAGAACCGAGCCGAGGCGCCGGATGTTGTTGTCAGAACCAACGGTCGAGCCGGACGTGGAGGCAATCAACGAGCCTTCCATGTCGCGCTTGAGTTCCAACCCTTTGAGCATTTCCTGATAGGCCATTTCGTTGCCGCGGCCGGCCTTGTCAATGGCCTGTTCAGTTCCGGTAACGATTGGCACTTTTCTCGAAATCTGCGCATAGTTGGAAAGGCGCACGGTAACGGTCGCGGAATCGCCACCACTGATATCGTCGCCTTCGAGCACCGCGTTGGTAGTCAACGCAGTAGCAAGAGCCTGCGTCTGCCATTCATGTTTGACAGCAGTTGCGCGGGCCTTCTCAATGCCCGTCATGAACGGGGTATCGGTCGGGTCTACACGATAGATAATGTCCGCGAGGTCTTCGCGGTTGCCGATGGACTCATACGAGGCCAAGGCACCTGTTGCGAGTGTCACTTTCTAATCCTTATCTGCGGTGCGCTGAGCGTAGAGCGACCAGATAGTCGCCCGCTTCTTTCCAGCTTGCTTCGCCGCTATCTAATCTCTTGTTCATGGCAGAGAGTTGGGCATCCACATCAGATGCTCTCTCAACCGGGGTTCCTGGTCGCTGAACTTTAGGAACAGGCTTGGGAACAGCAGCCCTCGGCACTGCGGCCTTCGCTTCGCGATAGCGCGCGGCATCCCGGATCAACAACTGAGTCCTGTGGTCGCGGAGACTTAGATTGTTCTTGCCGCTCCATAGATTCTCAATATCGTCGTTCGAAAAGCCTAGATTATTGAGCAGATCGCGGGCACCCTTAGTTGCTTTCTCAGCAGTCTCCTTATTGGCCATTTCCGGCGCAGCCTGCATGAACTTGTCATCTTCAGCTTTTGCCCATTTGGTCCATTCAGACTGATACTGCTGCAATTGGCGCTGCTGAGTGGCCTGGATCTCCTGATTGATCGCCGAGACCTTCTTTTGGTGTGCGTCAAAGCGGAGATATCTAGCCCAATCCTCATTCGCCAACTTCTCGACATCGGCAAAAGTTTTGATGTCCGAGAACTCGCCCATTTGCGTCTGCTGTAGCGTCGCGAGTATTGAAGGTAGTGCTTGTTCGTACTGCTGTCTGAGTTGCTCCATTTGCTGGCGCTCGGCATCTACAGCCTTGCGCAGTTCAGCGGTTTCGTTTTGTCCTCTGCGGAGTCCGGCATCCCGTTCCTGTTCGCGTCTTGCAAGACGTTCCTGCAGTTCGCGAGGGTAGGAATTGAATTCCTCTTTCTCCTCTTTGGACCATGACCGGGGCGGCTCGATTGGGGGCAGTTCTTCTGCCGCTTCAGCTGCCTCGGGCGGATCCGCAGGAGGGGGCTGGTCGCCTCCCGGTTCTGCGGTTAATTCTTCATTGCTGCGAGCCACGCCATGTTCGGCGAGAGCCGCACGGGCTCTATCATTAAATTCGCTTGGGGATTCACCCCTTTCCTCACGCGCATCGCGCTTCCAGCGGTATTGGCTTAGTGCTGCGGCTGCGTCGCGGGCTGAAATCGGCGTATCGGACGAAGTAGGTACAACCTCGACAGGCGGTGCACTCGGCTGGTCGCCCTGCGGTTCAAATGCTTCTGACATTCTTCCTCTTTGCTTCTTCTGCTAATCTGGCAAGGTCCATTGCGGCCACCCTGCCGTCAGTGACAAATTTCTTTAGATGCTCCTGAATGATGCCGAGTATCTGAATGGCTTGCCAAAACTTCTCGCGATGGTCAGTTTCCTTGACCTTCGTGTTGCGCCAGGCCTTGAGATATTCGGATTCCAGATAAGCGAACGATTCTTGCAATAATGAATTGTCTAATAGGGCCTGGGCTCTGATTCCCCGGTCTTGGGCGATAGCTATTTTGACTTCATCCATCGCCATAAGCTTTTGCGCATTTCTCAAAGACTCCGTGAAACTCTAATATTTTATCAAGCTGATCTATGCGTCGCGCATACCAACTACCGTCATTAAGAATGCGCCAATCTTTTGCAAGCGCATCGAATTCTTTTTCGACACGCTCCAGGAAGTCTATTTTATTATCAAAACAAGAGGGCAAAGACTTCCTCATCGTCTCTTTCAATCTCTTCCCAATAGGCCCGGACTATTGCTTCGGCGTGCCGAGCGGCGTCCAGGGCGTATTTGACGGATGTCGCCCGAACTGCCGCCTCCATGGCTAGGAATAGCCGCGGGTCCGGAGGGATTTCTTCAGGTATTAAATCAGTCTCTTCGACTACGGCCCGGAGAGCCTTCCGAAGCGGCTTGTTCTTGGCAGTTTCGGCCTTGGCTTTGGTCTGCGCAATCAGCTCCTCGAAACGTTCCCGCGTAAACGGGCCGCTTTCTTTTTGCTGTCTTAAAAGCTCTTCAAGGACTTCGGGCCTATAACGCCGCCGCTTGCCGGGAGCGCCACCCCAGCCGACAACACGCTGAGTCCCGCCCTCAATCTGGAATGCGTTATTCTGGAACGCATTAGACTGGAAGGCGGTGGCCATTTATTTCATCTTGTAGAACGCGAGCTTGACGGCGCCGCCGGTATTCACCGATGGGTTAATTGAGTTAAGCGTCGTGGTGAGCAATTGCACTGCCGCATTGAAATTGTCGAAATCCGCGGCCGTGAGGTCTTTGCGGTTGGATGCTTGCGCTGCTGTCGCCGCTTGGCCGGACAGGAAGCTATCCGTTGCGATCATATCGGCCAGCAATTTAACGTCATCCAGGGTGTTGATGAAATCAGCGACCCGGGCCGCCACGTTACGAAAAAACAAAGTTGTGTCCGTCATTTGTCCCTCTAGACTGCAAACACTTTCCAAGCCGCCCCGTTATAACATACCGCAGCGAAAGCCGCCCCGCCCGCCGCCACTGCGGCGCCAACGGCTGGACCCAGTGCATCGTTGACGGCAGCAATCATCCCGGCCGTTGGGGCGGCAGGGAGGGATGCGATAGTGCCCGGCGTTGCCGTGAAACCAAAACCTGTGTTTGCCACCAACCCCTGCCCGTCAGCGCGAGCAACATCCGTGCGATTGGGTCGGAACAAAACCGGGGTAATCTGTCCGGTGCCGAGCGCCATACCGAGGCCGCCGTAATCCTCCATGTAGGTGTAGCCATTCCCGCTTCCGGGGCTGCCTTGAAAAAACACATCGTTAGTGCCGAGGACGCCGACCTCGCCATTGCGGAATATGCTGCCAGCCGGATAATAATGACTGACGGTAGGGAATGACTCCGGCCCGAGAGTGGAGATCAGCACTCGCGTCTCTGCCGGCCCGGCAGAGTCGGCTTTTAGATTAAGATTTCCTGCGTCATTTTCGACCGCCGAAACAAGCAGCGTCCCGGAATAATCACCCTGCGTCCCATTGCCCATCGCAACCGTGGCCGCAGCCGTCCGGGATAGCCCAGTGTCAGGGGCGGCGCTTTCCGCCGCAGAGGCGTGGTTATTCCATGCAAAAACGCCGGCAGAATAGGTCAGGAGCTTAGCGTCGCTCGTTATAAGTAGCGGCTCGGTGTTTGCGGTGCTGTTATAAAAGGCAAGGTTCCCTGTTCCGGATTGAGCCCCGTGGGCAAAAATATCAATTTCCCATACATCGTAACCACCAGAAAAATCTCGCAACCCAATCCCGGTAAAAGACTTCGCATAATTGGTGTGCTCTGTCACCAATGTTTGTGATGACGACCCACAAATGTAATTGTACCACGATGACTGGTCGACGTTGTATTTCGCCGCAGGTTGATATGTGTTTTTATCGAACAGCCGGGATTGTCCCTGAACGACTGAGGTCCCCGCCGCCGCCGGCGTGGCACCAGACCATGTATTCTCCAAGAATACGCTGGCGCCGCCGCCTCTGCCGACTTCAAACATTCCGGACGCAAACGACGATCCCGTGAACCCCGGATCAACAGCGAAATTCACATCTAAATTCTGATTGGTGACGATGTGCGAATCCACATCGCATAGCATCCACGTTCCTAACGTACTCTGAATGGCTATCGTAGACGCCGCGGCGGCGCCGAACTGAACCGACGAACTGTTTTCACAGTCTGTAAAACCATCAAAATAGTCAGTTATGATAATGTCTATGGCCGCGGCATCCGTACCAAAACAAAGGTGCCCATCGTTAACTGCCGCAAAGGGAGAGAAGCATCCCGACGCGCCATTTGTAACGGTAAACGCTCCGCCAATTTGCCACCTAGAATTAATACACAAAATAGCAGCGAATTCGGCGGTGGTTGACGTCGTGGGAGCTATAACGACATTGCCTGGCGTAGCGGTAGTGTTAAGGTTGAGCAGTGGAACGCCATACGTCCCGCTCGGCGAAAAAACTTGATGCGGTCCTAAAAAGATTTGTTCGGCATAAGTGCCGTCAGCCACCTGGATCGTTATGGTGACCCCTTCGGCCGTGATGTTGTACATCACATAATTAATAGCGTGCTGTATCGTTCTCCATGGGTTGCCAACCGTGCCAGTGCCTGTAGTATCATTGCCAGTGGTGGCCACATAATAGGTGGTATCGCTCGTAACTATAAGCCGAATGCCGTCTCCCGTGCCGCCCGTAACAGTATGATTAGCATTCCAGTGACTTGGTAAAACCTCTCCTGCAGCAGCAGCGGTGGCGCTATCTGCTATTGCCGAGGTGAAAGTATGGGTAATCGGCATTAGGAAATAGTCTCAACCTCGGCAATGCGCCCGTCCTTGCCACGGTGGACGCGATGCCGCTTAGGCGCATTAGCCGACTTCATAATGTGCTGCAATGCCTCTCCATGCTGCTTGAGCGCTTCATGGATGGGCGCCAGTGAAGCCGCATGCTGTTCGCCCAAGCCCTTGAGGCCATCCGTAACGGGCGCCATGGCGTGCTTGTCACCCACAATAACGTGGGTATTGCCCTTGCCCTCTTTACTTACCTTCCCCGTCGTTTGCGCAAGCTGCATGTCTTGTTCGTGTGTCTGACGATCCGCACTCATTTTCTGCTGGGTGACCGCTACGTCAAGCTGGGCTTTATGATGGTCAATGGCAATTTTGTGTTCCATCTCCTTCTGCTTCATGCCCATCTCAAGGAACGCCAGTTCCTTCTGGTGCTCGAATTTCTGCTGTTCAAGAGCGTAATTCGCCTGAAGCTTGGCACTCTCATGAACGGCCTCGGTCTGCTGCTTTTGAGTCTGCAAATCATGCTGGCTCTGCGCCTTCAGCATCTCGATTTGCAGCTTCGGATCGGGCGGGGCTTGCGGTGGGGGCTGAGTAGCTGGATTGGTAAAGTAAGTGTCGGTGTCCTTCTTGCCCGCAATCTTGGTAAGTTCTTTTGCCGAATTATAAAGATTTTGCGGGGTCACTAGGTTCGTCAGGCCACCCATCAAGGCTTTTTCCTGCATGGCAATGATCATATTGATCAGAGCCATTTGCTCGGCCTTGCCGCCGGTACCCAAGCCCACATCCACAGTCATGTCGTTGCGCTTTTTCCAATCGCGCGGATCTACCTGAACCCACTGATTGCGCAATCTGACCGTTCTGGCTTCCTGCCCATGCCGGCGAATAAGGCCATGCATAAGCAAGAAAAGGTCGCGGATGCCAGTCTCAGCAAATATGCGGGCAATCAATTTCATCTTGGCTTGCGCCATCGAGAACATTTGATTGACCGCAGTAGCCGATTGGTTCTGCAATGCGTCGGCGTCTATGCCCTGGCCTTGCTTGGTGACGCCTGAGCGCATCTCCCGCACTTGGTCGAAATACTCCAGGGCCGGATAGACGTTGTTGCCTACTGCCTGCACCTGCAGAGGATTAAGGCCGCCGGGCTGTTTGGTTCTGACAATCCCGCCTGGGCGGCTAATAAGTAGGTCATCCAAAGTGTTGTCGCTGGCGTGCGATTCGGCGACCTCAACACGAGCGTTATTGACCAAATAGAGATTATCGAGAAGCCCACGGACTAGCGCGGTCTTAATACGCTGCACTTCCATGATAAGATCAGCAAGCGAGCGGCCAAAAAAGCGGTGCGTCATAATGACCGGAGTCATCGCCGCAAAGGGAAATTCGTCTATTTCCTCACAGTCGAGCTTGCCTTCCTTATAGAGCAATTGCCCCTGCTCGCCGCCGGTCACTACCTTGTAAAGTCGGGCTCGGCCATCGCCAAGGTAATCCATTCGGACATAGTGCTCGACAACCTCAACTCGTCGAGCTGCCGGATTATGCTCACTGCCGACGTTTTGATGCTCTGCAACTGTGTCTCGGTTAATCTCTTCTGGCATTGTAACTGCCGTATAAGTAGGAAGAGATTGGACGATATCTCCGTCGTAACCTTGTTCAAGTAATCGATTTTGGCTGATAATGACTCGATGGAAGCAGTAGTTGCACTCATGCAGTCGCAGGCTTCTGGCGGTTTTTTCAATGCCGAATTCCTCAGGCGGGACGCCTAGACATTTGGCTCTGCCAACATTCTTTTTCTTGGAGATTTTAACGTCATGCAAGCCGTCATGCTCAGTGTGCTCGGTAACCTCGACTTCCTGATCGGCGGTCAGAATGGCGAACGAGTCAAGATCCAGGTCGTGGTAGGTTTCCTCTTCGATTTCTTCGGTTTCCTCCCACCAAACCTTGACCACGCCGACCTTGGATAACAGCGCATCTTTGATCATGCTGTAGAGAACCAAAAAGCCAGGGTTCTCATTCATAAAAACATGATTGACGTAATCGGTCTCCTGTTCGGCCGCCTGCACATCCTCGGGGCCAACAGGATTGAACTTAACCACGTCCTCGGAGCCGGTGAAGATCTCCATGAGAGCCGGCATCAGCCCCTCGATGGTGTCCGCCACATCAGAGCTAACTGCTTGGCTGCGCCCATCCATGGCCGGCATGTCCTTGGCCATGTCATTCATGTAGTACAAAAGGGCGTCGTCGCGCTCGGATGCGAGCTTGCTGGCCCATACCGAGGCCAGAGCCGACATTTTTTGCGAGTCAAGCAGAGCCTTAAGCTCGCTATCGCTCATTTTGTTTTTGGATCGAGGCGTAACGCCAGTCTCAGCCAACCTAATAAAATCCCTTCGGATAATTTATCTTGCGATTAAAGCTAGTGCTAGAAACGTGCTTATCCAGAGCAACAGCCAGATACCTGAATGCATCAGCACCATGAGATGCCCAATCGTGCTTCGGCGTCGATTTGAATATATCGTCTTTCTCAATGTACTCGGTGCGATACATCCGAAGCGCCTCAATGCCACGCTCACACTTGGACTCATCAAATACACAACGAGGAAGTAATAACCGCACAGCGTTAATGCCATGCTCGATAATGCCAACGGGAAGTACAGTGATATTACGAAGCCCGTGGCCCTCAAGAAAATCCCTGTAGTTTTTGTCTATTCCGATACGATCAGGTCCGGCATCATGGGGAATGAAGTGTTGTAGGTAAGAATATCCCCGATCCAGCACATAACGCGCATGAGGCCCGGAGTCCGCGCCCACCGCTTCATAGTAGTCAATAACGCATATCTGCCTGCCCACAATCTGGACAAACCATATAGCCGTCGCGTCCCGATTACCGCCAATATCCCACGCCGTAATGACCTGCTTGGACGGATCATAGGGCACCTTGGTAATGCGGCCCTCACTGGCCGCCGCAGCCATCTGATCGCCATAGTACGCACCCTTGATGGAGGCTTCGAAATCACACTCATACTCCTGCCGATACCAGTCGTCCGACATCTGCCGGCGAGCTTGTTCGAGCTCTACGCTAGTCAGCCAGCCCTCGGCCTCTGCCACATCCGGCGGCATCTTGTCGCCATAGAGTGGGACCAGTTCAGACGCTTTCAGGCTTGCTGAGAACCATTCTGCAGGTCCTTTAACAGCATCTCGATAGCGTTCGAAGAAGTGGTTATGCCCCCGGGGCGTCCCAATAAATGTAGCAAACCCTCGGCGGTCACTGAGAGACGGTCGAATAACTTGGGTCCAAGCTCTCGGATCAATATCAGCGTATTCATCAAGCACTGATCCGTCCTGGCGCAAACCGCGCAGGGCGTCGTAATTATCAGCCCCGAACAATCGGATAACTGCCCCATTCGGATAAGTGACCTTCAGCTCGGACTCGTTGGGCTTGGCACCATAAGCAAAATAGGGCGACGCTGCGTCCTTGAGGTAATCCCATGCCGTTGATTTAGCCTGGCTGTAGGTCGGGGCAATATAGGAATAGAGCGAGCGGTCGTGTTGATTTAGAAGAGCTCGGCGCTGTAGGTCATGGATGCAAGCAACTGTCTTGCCAGCACGACGATGAGCAACGATGCACGCAAACCGCTGTTCTCGATTGTGGTAGGGCTTGAAGTATTCTCTTGGCCTATAGGCTAACCGCACATAAGCGGTATCACCTACAATCTCACTCGTCCCAGGCGCTAACGACGCGAACGACATTCGTGGTTTCTAATGGCGTCACAACGCGCCCCTCAACGCGATCGCATACCTCTTTCAATGCCCCAATGTCGCCATTCATGACCCGCTCAAATGTGCTCTTGAGCAAGGCTTCGGTCTCGGCGTCCGAGAGCTTGTTTAGCATCCGCTGCATAGCCTCGGTCAGCGGCTTCTTCTTGGGCCTGCCGCCGGGATTGCCGGATTGACCTGGCTTCCAACGGCCGCTGATCGGCGGGGGAGTTGGGTTAGGGTTGCTCATTGCGTGTTCTCAGGGCAATATCCATTTAACAAGTGCGGAGAGAAACCTAGTGCCATTTACTTGCTGGACTTGCAGCCAGACGCCTTGCCAAACCCGCACATTTTGCCGGAAGAGCCGGGAATTCGATTCGCGAACCCGGAAGTGGCTCCCAGAAAATATCAATCAAGACCGACGCCCGGTCCCCGATACTAGTAGACTGCCCGCCAATTGGGATACCATGCCATTTAATGCTTTGGCGCAGCTGCTCCAGTATCCCCCAAAATCAACCGACTAGCTATTTTCGTCCGTATTTGCCCTTAGCCGCCTGCGCAGCCACGGGCTTGAGCGAATACCCCTTCTCGCGCCCCACACGAGGCGGAGGCCCCTTGGGGAGTGCACTGGAATAGCCACCGTGGTCGCCGTCTGGGGTG